CTATTCAGACTCGTTATCGAATAACTTACCTTGCAGGCTATCTAGTTCCTCCTTTCGAATACGTTTCACTACGCTGTAAATCCATTGAATAGAAACACCAAACTTACGAGCCAGGTCATGATGATTTTTACCGTTAAATTCGTTGAAAATCTCACGATCACGGAGGCTGACTTTCCAAACCATGCCCATAGGAAAATAGACATTCTGACCGCCCCAAACCTGCATCATATGGTTCGCAACAGCTTCACCAATTTGTTCGGCTAACGCAGGCTCAACATGGATTATTTCACTGACCGTGCAGGCTGTATGCTGTGCCAGTTCGACCAGCAACTCAGGACCTTTGCTACGAAAGTTATTCACATCATTCATACTTTTTCCTCGTGACGCGGTTCTGCCACTTCTTCAGTTTTTCAATAATGCTGCTGGCTTGGTCTGAATCTAACCACTGTAAACCATCAATATTCGTTTTACGTTTAATCCAGTGAGCTAAGGCTTGTTCAGAACCATTACGAACAATACCTATAGATGCCATTTCCAGCCACAATGCACGTATCTTCTTTGATTGGGGATGACTATCTAATGGATGTGATGTTTTGGATTTCCTAAAGGATTTAATCTTAAAACCGCGCTTTTTCATAGCTTCCAAAACGCGAGTTAACTGCGGGATATCCATCTCCCGCGTAGAGGCTTTTCCGGTTTCTGAAAGTAACATCTGGCGATACGTATCCTCGTCTAGTTTTAGATCACTACGTGCAATATGAATAAGCTGAATAAGTTTCCGTTTTGCCATCTTATTCATCCTCTGCTATGTACTCTTGAATTAAGTAAACCAAAATAGCCAGCATTAACTTGATACTACTGAATTTGGCTTTGTATAAAGCCGTTTTATCCATGTGTGGTCTCCAGTGGCTGTAAATCCCATGTTGACACAGATACACCGTATTGCTGACTGCAATGTGGACAAACCAAGATTAAATCAACAACCCACTCACCAAATTCAGGGGTCTGAATAACCTTGGCTTGTTTTAGGTTCATTTTTTCAACAGGTTGTTTGCAGTGATTACATGTTATTTTCATAAGTATGTTCCTTACTTAATTTTCTGTTCAAATGGATAATTGAAAAATCTTCTTTACCTGAATTAATTGATATTTCATTAATATCTTTTACAACAGTTTTATTTACAGAATGACGGGGTGTAAGAAGCCGCAGTAGTTTTAAACATAACTTTTCTTTCTACCATATTTAATTATCTGTTACTTAATGAATGTATTTATTAATACCAATATATTTTCTTCTTTTCCTCAACAAAGAAACCTTTTTTTCAAGTAGATCGATAATGAAATTCCGAACTTAATGTTTCTAAGACTTCCATTTCTTTGATTATGGTATGTTCCGCCCTTGTTGTAACCAACTTGAAATTAATAAAATCAGAAATTAGTCGAATCCGCCTTGAATATTTAACTTGTGATAAGGCAGTTTTAATATGAATATTTTCAATATTAATTGCTAAATAGAACTTTTTATCATAATGATATTTTTAGCTAACACTACGAATAATATTGGCATCAACCATAGGTATCTCATTAATTGCAGCCATGTTCATAGCTGCAATAATCAAGTTTCCGATAGCTAATGGATATAATAAACTAACAGTTTCTTTACCGCTATGCCGACTAAGACATAAACGGTCACGGATAGCACCAATAGCGCTATTATCTAAAATCTTGTTAGTCTTCATGCCTACGCGACCAAATTTAAAATCCAGAAATGTTTCTAGATAATCATTAAGAGGAAATAAATTAACAACTTCACAACGTTGTACTACTTCACGAACCTCTTGATTACGTTCAGATAGTTTCAATTCCAGTTCAGGCTGACCAATCAAAATGATCGATAACAGTTTTTTAAATCCATCTTCCAGTTCAAAGAATCGTTTAAGGTGTTTTAATGTCGGTAAAGGCAACGAGTGTGCTTCTTCTATTATTAACACATGTTGGTAGCCAGCCCGTGAACTGTCTTTCAATATTTTGTGCAACTGGCGGAAGCGTGCTTCAGGCGATCGTTTCAAGTTTTCCAATGGCGCTAAGGTATTCACAATAGCTTCAGCAATGTTTGATGCTTTCAAGGTCTTACCTTTTACATCATTGTCTTCCATTGCTAATACATAGGGTTCAATAACAATAACGGGGGTATTTTCCCTGTTAATACGGTCAATAAGGTCACGACGCAGTGTCGTTTTACCTGAACCCGATTCCCCTGATACTGCCAGAAAACCACCATAGCGGGCTGTTTGATACATGGCTTCCCGTACATAACGGCTATCTGGAGTCACAAAAACATCTTCAGCACTTTGAATTGCACTATCTTCAAATGGATCACGAAATAAACCAAAGTGCTTTTTCGTAGCTGGAAATAACACTTGTTTTTTTAGTAACATGATTTCCTCCTCAGAAATGAGGGTTGTATTTTTATTATCGGTATAGATATCTGATTGATTGGTTGTTTGTACCACCTCAAAACTTTTTGCGGTATCAATACCTCTTTTTGCCAAGAAATCAGTAATACGCTGACGAATTGCACCTGCGTTCTGTCGTGGCCATATATTGTGGTTAACAATTTGAGCCAACGCCGCCGCTGAAATTCCTGCCGCACTTGCTGCTGCACTTTGCGTTAACTGATGTGCCTGTAACTGCTGTTTAAACACCAGCATAATAATCCCCCGTTAAGCGGCTATCTTTATTTCTGCATATGCCATTGATAATAAGAGATAGCAACATCACTCCCTGGAAAAATATCCTATATACTTCCTACGTTATAATGAGTTTCACGAAAACAAATTGGATCACTTTTATAAATAAACCTCAGTTGTATTTTGAATTATCAATGAAAGTAGCGGATCATGAACTTTAATTGCCATTTTTCTTTTCCTTAATATACAGCATGAAAAACTAATTACCGTTAACAATATTACGTACAACAGTTGTTGATTGCCCCATGAATTCATCAACCAACTCATCAATTTGATCTGTTGGAACACCATTAGGAAAGCGTTTAACTATTTGCTGATAAAATTCACCACGCCATGTCTTACCATGTAATTGAAACCGTTCACGTAAAATTTTGACAACATCAACCGGGTTCATAAGCTGTTCAATTCGTGGACTATGTACCGTAGAGGCTTGTCCACGTTTTGGCATATACGTTGGTGCATCATTACGTTCAATATCCAAATATGGATCAAACCGACCATTGAGGGGAAGTGTTTTCAATTTACGTGCTATTTCAGTTTCAGCCGTGTTGTTTGTCCCCATGATTTTCTGTTCAACTTCGGCTAAATTACATTGTGCAATTGTTTGAGGAATGGCTTGGAATTCACTACCAATTACAGGTGCGCCGATGGCAAAGCCGTACTCATCTTTAGTGACTTCATTAACAAGATGGAAAGCCTCAAAGCCATCTTCACCAGTAATGACTACCTGTGCCTCTTCGTCACGCCACGGATTGCGGGTGATCATGATAGAATCACCAACACTCACGCTAGGAACAGTACTGACGTCATACTCACGTCCCCTGAAAGATACTCGCAAGGTTGCCTGTATTTTACGGCTTTCTGGGGTGCTAATTGCCAATTCACGACAAATGTTAATGGCAGGTGCTTTTACTAACTGTTCTGCTGTGATTTTTAGCCAGCAATCTGTACGGGTTTGTCCAGTTTGTCCATGTCGGCTATGTATTGCACTGCGATTAAACTTCATACGCCATAGCCGTGCCAGGCGGTTAAGTTCATCAATATCATCAACCTGTCGAAAGCGTAAACCAGATTCGAAATTGCGTTCGATGATGTCACGTGCTTTTTCAACAGACCCCGTAGCACGGGCGTTACGGGCCTTGTGTTGTATCATTTGAATGCCTAGGGCCTTACACAAGTTACGTAGTGTAGGTGCTGTCAAAGCAGAACCGGGGTCAGTAAATAAAATTTGGGGTACACCGTGTAATACATCTGCGTCACCACGATCTTGCATTGCGTTAATCAACACAGAAGTAAAATTCTGACTGGTTTCACCGCCAAATAAGTATTCAACATATATCCAGCCACTTGTGTGATCTGTTAATTCAAACGACCAGACGCGATCATTAATGATACGAGCCAGATTTTTCGGCTTATTTTTATTAAATTCAGCCACAGGCATCATGCGTAATCCACTGTCAACCCCATTGTTTTTATTAGGGTTTTTTAGGTAATACAACACACAAATTGAGGCGTCTAATTCCCAGACATGATTGGGATGCAGGCTAGCCAATTGTAGGCTGGGCGCAGGCATTTTCAACTGTTCAGGATGAAGTTTGTACTGGCGTAATGCACGACTAATAGCGTCAATGGATAACGGAGAAAATTCACCTGTTTCGGTATCAATATGGCCTGCATTAATCAGGCCATTTGAACGCAGATCATTAACGGCCTGCTCGAGGCTATATAACCGTTTCCCTGTATTACGAGTGGCCTCCATCAATACCCCTGAGATCAAAGTTGCTTCTTCACGTGTCAGCGCGCTATTACCTGCATCAGAACGTTTCTTGCGTGGCTTTTTGCCAGAAACTTCACCAAGTTTTTTAATCAATGTTGAACGTGACATACACAGCTCTTCACAAGCCGCCCGATATATTGCTTCTTTACTGCCATGTCCGGCTTTATGTGCTGCCTGTGCAATAGAAACTAATCGTTCGGTCATTGTGGTATTCATGTTATTGCCCTTATTTCTTCAATTTCTTTTCAAGCATTTTTTTCAATTCAGATTTATTCATGTGCCTCTTCCTTATCCATCCATTCTGGTCGTTCGAATCTTTCCTCTTCTGCTTCCGCACCTTCTTTAGCCCAATCAGGAACAATGCTGTGTTCTCTGTACTCAGGCAGATTAAAGTGATTACGTAGGTTACGAATTTTGACTTCAAGGTCATCGAGTACGCCTGCCATAAACCCAACATGACTAATATCGGTGCGTGTGGTATGGTCATTAAGCGTTTCAAATCCATTGAAAAGATTGGTGATAGCGGCATCAATAGCAAAAGACAATGAATTAACCTCTTGTGTCAAAGCTGCACCTTCTTCTTCCGGTTTTTCATGATTGATTCGGCGCTGAAGTTTGTGCTGGATTTCAGATTTCTCCTCAATCAAACTACTAACAAGTTCCTTTTTTTCTTGTACCGTCTGACGTGAAATATCCAGATCAGCACGTGTATCACGCAGGGCTTTACGTAGTTCGCGGACAGACATGCGATCAATATCATCTAATGTCAGACCAGCTACAGTGCCACCTTCAGCCAATTCAGACAGTTCATCATCGTCTTCAAGCATCAATTCATACAGTTTGGAACGTCCCAAAAGCGAAAACGTTTT